CGTGAAGAAGGCAATCCCGGTCTTTGTGAGCTGATAGTCCTTGCCCTGTGTCAGCACCCTTGCGTGCTTGCCGATGCCCGAGAAAACCACGTCAGGCACGAAAGGCACGTCGTAGGCGTGAAACTTCGCCTCCTCTATCCTGTGCTCCTGGTCAAACATCCGGATCGTTAGGCAGTCGGCGCCCATGCTTTCGAGTTCGTCGTACAGGCTGTCATGGGTGTGAGGCGTGCCGATGTACAGCTTGCTGCCGCCCGGAACCAGAATGTGCGTCTGTTCACCCAGCCGGTACCGGAGCTTTTCGCGGGCCTCTGGCGTCTGGATATTGCGCGGAACCTCGACGTCGTCGTTCTGGCATTCATCGGCACGGGCCGACGTTACGTTCGAGAGAATGCCCTTGGCGAACATGCTGGCGTTTCGGAAGTCCGCAGCCCCTTCGACCCACCACTGCTCGACAGTGCCTTGGTTCGGCGGCAACAAATGGCGGGTGAGCGGGTGATTGCGGATGACGTTCTGCGTGTCACGGCTGGTCTTGTAGGCCGTGGGGTCCGACTCAGACTGGTGCAGGATTCGATAGGTCGGGTCTTTGTAATAGAGCCAGGCGTTGTAGATCGCCAGCAGCGTGGATTTACCGAAGCCCCGGAAGCAGCGCAAGACGGCCAGAGACCCTTTGGCCTCCAGCCATATCAATGCTCGAACGTGGATGACCGGCACATCCCACCGCATGCGCCGGGCCCACAGCATGAAGAAAACCAGCAGGCTGACTTTCTTTTCCGGGTCAGTGGACATTGGTGCCCTTCTGCATCTTCTCGATGATGGCCTGCGCTTCGCGCTCAGCGGCGGCAAGCTCGCCATCCAGCTCGTCTATGGCGTGGCCTGCGTCGGGCGCCGGCCGCTGTCGGTTCATGACTCCCGCGATGTTCACCACTTTGAGAAGCAACGTCATCGTGGCAGCAGCGTTCTTCTTGCACCAATATCGATTGCCACGCTCTTCCTGCGTCAGCTCGGCCGGCGTCTTTCCATCGCCCGGCCAGTTCTGCGGGTCGACCTCATTGATGACAACTTCGCCCAGGCGTTCGCTGAGCGCTTGCAAGCGGGTGATCTGGTCGTCACGCATGGTTATTGGCCTCCCAATGCTGCGCCGAGGTCTGGCCCTCTGGCCGGAGTCGCCTCGCCGGGCTCCCACCAAAACGACTGCTTGAACTCCTTGCGAGCTCGCGCCTTCATGTTGGCCAGGTACCCGGGCGAGAAATGTTCCTGCATCTGGTTGAACACCATGTGATCCAGAGCAGCCTTGGTGTACCAAAGGTTTGCACCTGGTGTGTGGCTCTTGATCAAGCGCACCAACTTGCCCCCGGTCTGGTTGACTTCGCCCGACGCCGCGTTGTCTTTCAGCTTGAAGATCGATTCGATATCGCCGGCGATAGGGCCACCCAGTGCTGCCAGCGGCGAACTGCCGCCCTGTGAGGTATCGGAAAACAGGAAGTCACCATAAAGCCCAAGCGATCCGCCCTTGAGCATTGACGCAACGCCGTAGCGGAGGCCGGGCACGCCCAAGGTGGTATCGTCCAGCATGTTTTTGGGGTCCCTGCCGCTGGCCAGCTCGTTGAGCTGGATAGCCAACGCCCCCAGAACAGTCGTTGTGGAGAACAGCGCCGCGATGTACCCGGCCTTTCCCCAGCCCTCCTGCGCCATTGCGCGCTGGCCGTGCCGCATGATCATGGCCACGCTGAAGCTTTTGAACTGCCAGAACGATCGAGCAATCTCGCCCTTCACCGTGCCGCGCTGAAAGCCGCTCTGCATCATCGACTTTTCACGAGCACCAGGTTCAATGATCGCCATGTTGGTTTCGTCCAACACTGTACCCAGCAGCTTGGTGGCGGCTGCGTCCTTGAGGCGTTGCGGCGTGCTCTTGAGTTGCTGAGCCAGGGTGGTGAGTTGAGCATCTGGAATTCGGTAAATGCTGCCGGCGGTCAGCACGGTGTCGCCGGTACCGCGCCAGTCCTCCGGCTGTGCCAGGCGCCACACAGACCAATCAGCCTCAGTAACGCCCTGCCCGATCAGCCTTTTACTGTCGCTGGCGTCCATCGATGCAAAGTCGGCGTGCTTGCGGGTCATGTCACCCAGCACATCCATCATCGTGGCACCGAATGCGCGCTGAGTGCCAGCGGTAAGAGCGTTGAGGCCTGACGCCTGCATGACCTTGCTGGCAGCGGTCTGGCTGAACTTGGAGATGCGCCCGGAGATTTGCTCGGTTGAGCCGAGTCCGTCAGCGCCCCAGCGATTCAGGCTGCCGATCAGCTGATTGAGCCCAAGGCCTGCGCGCATGGCTTGCCGCCGATCCGCTTTGCTGGCGGGGTTCAGCATCCGGATCTCATTGGCGAACACCTTCAAGACCGGCATCCCGTTCATGGCGGCGGTAATGCCCAGCGTACCCTGGTCGGTAACGGACGTGAGCACGGCAGAGCCCAAGCGGCTGGCGACGTTCAAGGCGCGGTATGTGTCGAAGCCGTTGGCAATCGCCGCTGACGCCGGCGGCTCGCGGGTACCGGCAACCTCTTCATATAGGCTCTCGATGTGCTTGCGCTGCTTCTCGATCTTGTCGGCCTGATTGGGCTTCGCCTCGCTGGCGGCCTTCTGACCCGCATCCAGGAAGTACCGCATCTGGTTGTTCGGGTTCGGGCCGAGCCCTTCAACCAGGGCGATATCCCGCGAAGCGCGATCAATATGACCAATCAGCAATTCCAGCAGGTTGCGCTCGCCATACTTCTTCTGGGCATCGATGAAGCTCTCGGCGTTCTTGTAGTGGATCTGCCGCGACTCGCTGCCGCGATTGGCCCGCATGCCGTTGCCCGCAGCATTGCCAGGCTCGAGCTTGTTGGCGCCGCCGGTGGCCAATGTGGTCCATGCATGCTGCAGGAACTCAGTCAGCTGCTGATCGCTCATGCGCGAACCATCTTCATTCAGGTATTTGCTGCGGTTCGCCCACTTCACATGGTCAGAAACCCAACCGTCACGATCCTTCGCGACCTTCGCTTGCGAGTGATCGCGGGGCATGGCCCAGTCGTCAAGCTTGCCGATATCGCCGCCGGCGCGGTTGAACCGCTGGCGCAGGGCCTCAGTGACGTCGCCGAAAGATTTGGCCGCAGCCTTTGCCGCTGCGCTGCCGGAGTCTTCACCGTGCAGCTCTTTGACCAATGCGAGGTTGCCCGCTTCGTCCTGAAATAGGCCGAGGAACTTGCCCTTGGTCTGGTCGATAACGTCGAGCATCTTGCTGATGGAGTCGTCACGGATGGCGCGGGTCGCTGACTCAATGGACTGGATACCACTCTTGCCGTCGCTGGAGAACGCCAGCATCCGGTCCAGACCTTCGAGCGGGCTGTCCGGAAAGCGCTTCATATAGCTGTCGATCTTGTCGTGCGCGAGGATCGTCAGGGCAACACGGCGCTTTTTCAGCTGCGCCTCTGCGACCAGCTCTTGCGCAGCGCGCGTGGCAGATTCATTCAGCCGATCGGCTTCTGTCTTTGTCCGCCAGGTGGGATCGCGCTGAGCGAGTTCGCGCATGTTGCGCTTGATGCGGTTTTCGATGCCCTGAACTTCGGGCTGAGTGAGTGACCGGCCAATCGCTTGGGTTACGGCGGTGATGCATTCACGGCGCATGGGCTTGCCTCCTGTGGGATGGAAGCAAGCCTATGAGGGAGGGTTAGACGGTTTCCCGACTATTTTGCTACTCGGATACGCAATTATTTCCGCGCCACGACCAGTCGGTGATCTTCGCCTCTTTGACCTCAAAAGTTGTTTCGCAGTCGAGAGCAACGTTCTGAGCTGGCACACCTGGTGTAGCGGTCGTGTAGGCAGTGCTGCCATAAACGTTGGTCGTGTAGGTGGACGGGGATCCCGGCATCACTACATTGTTCGAGAACACATAAGTCAGGAATTTCGATCCGCCGGTCTCATAAGTACGCTGCGGCGGGCCCCAACGGTGGATCAGCTTCAGCTCGTCCTGCCCAACCCAAGTGTTCAGCTTGTCATTGTATTTCGCCTCGGTCGCGCACCCGCTCAATAACAGCGCTGCGATGATCACCGAATACCCTTTCATACTTCCTCCAAGGCATAACGCCACTGCAAGTGGCGCATTCAATCAACACCGCGCTGGAGAAAGCAAGCCGCGGCCGCAAAGAAGCCCTGCGACTCTTGTTCAGCTTTGGCGATATCGGCGTCTGCCTCGGCCAGCAGCTCGCGGGCCGATACGGTCACCGGGTTGCCGTCCGCATCCGTTGCGCCAGTCGATATCCTGATGTCGTCAGCCCGGGCAAGAATTTCATCGGCAACCTGCAGCACTGGGTCAGAAGCAGCGTCGTTCCCAAGCTGACCACTGGGATCTTTGGCAGTTGCAGCTTGGGGCTTCTCAGTTATACTCGCCGAAGCATCGCGGTCGACCGTCGGAAAATTTGTCTGCTGCCGCGTGAGGTTGTCGGTTTTACCGGCTTCCAAAGGAGGATGAGGGGAACGCAGTCCCTCCGCCCGCGATGTATCCATTTCCTCTTTCAAGGCTCTCGCCTTGTTCAATGTCCGGTCTGGCATCGTCATGGCCGACACTACGTCGACACCCTTCCCGTTTGCAGAAAGCTCGATCACGGTGCTCTGATGGGGCGACTTTTTAGGATGCTCGCCTACATCCCGCAGCACCAGGAATGCTCGATTGGGATTCTGATGGTTCGGCAAAACTTCATCTGGTGTCAGAACGCCCCGCTGAAGGCGCTCCAGAACTTCACGCACAATGCCGGGGCGACTGTCCTGAATGTGCTTGATTGATCGACCGCTGATGCGTGCCTCGCGCAGACCTTCGTGGAACCCTGGAAGGTAGTCGTGCAATCCCTGCGCGGTTGCATCATCAACGCGACCAATCTGAAACAGCACATCCGGCACCCTCGCCGCGCTTTTGGGCTCAATCCCCTTTACATGCTCGTCAAAGAACCGCATTGCGTCGGCCATCGGGTACGCCGTGCCGTCGCGAAACACCGGGGTTCCCTCTGGCGTGTATTCGGATTTGCGGCCAACACGAGCCGCGAATTCGCCCGACTCTACCCGGGACAGCTCGGCTTTCGCAGCAGACACCACGACAGGCACTTGCTCTGACGGATCGCGCAGAAACGCAGCCTCCTGCAAGCTTTCCGGTACCGCGACAGGCTCGCCCCGGTTCAGCTGATCAATAGCCGTCGTCATCGCTTCCTGGTGCGCTGCCGCAGACCTCGGATCAACAGGCGCACCCGGCGCGGTGTCGACGTCAGCGTGCTGAGCAGCCCGTTCGGTCAGTGCCGCGTCGACCTGATCAGTCGTAGGGAGGGCGCCGCCGGACAGGCGACCGACGCCAAAGAAGGCAGCGCCCAGCACCGCGTCAGTCAGCAGCGCTGTTTTGTCGAAAGCCTTGTACTGGGCAGCCTGTGCGGTGTAACCGTTGCGTTCGAGCAAGGCGCCAGTGGCACCACGGCCAGCGGCGCCGAGGCCAACGTTCGCTCCTACAGCCAAGGCAGCGTCACCGAGGACCGGGCCGACGATGCGCGCAGCAGGAAGAAACACCCCAGCACCCGTTGTTAACGCATCAATGCCACCTTTGAGCACGGCAGTGTTCTCGTCGACGCCTTGAGCTTGGGCCACCTGTTTGCCAGCGAAGCCAGCAGGGGCGCCCGCAGCAACAGCGCCGCCGAGCGGGCCGGCCAGCAGCGTACCGGCAATGGTTCGCGGTAGGACGGCCGCGGCCTCGCTGAGGATCTGTCCTGCCATACCGGTAGTTGTCGGGTCGACCTGCAACAGGCTTTCAGCCTGCCGAGTGTGCGCCGCGATATCGCCAGCCGCCTTGGCCGTATCTGCATTCACACGTCCAATCTGGTCATCGGCGTTTCCGGTGTACGACGCACCGATTCCAAGATCGGTTGCCAGGCTCGCGCCCGCAGCCTGCACGAGGGTCGACTTCGCAGTGTCGACGCCTTCGATGACGCCACGCACCAATCCACGACCGGTCGCATCCAGCGATCCACGGAAAAAGCCGGGCTCAGGAAGCTCGGCAGTACGGTCAAGTCGTTCGTCCTGGCTGGCGACTTCGTTGTCTTCGATCAATCCATCAAGCCAGCTCATTTCACTTTCACCACGATTGGTTGGTTGGTATGCGGGTCGAGCTGCACGCGCCCTGCGTTGAGCAGGTAATACGAACCCTCAGTGCCCGGCACCGCGGACAAAGGCATATCGTGCAACTGATCCAGCGGAAGCTTGGAGCTGGCGGCAACCGCCGACAGTTGGGTGTCCAGCGCCTTGCCAAAGTCAGCATCGGCCATGCCGTAGGGCTTGATCACCTTGTACCGCTCTCCGCCAAACAGCCCGCCCCCGCGCTGGGCGACACCGCCAGTAACCAGGTCGACTGCCTTGGTGGCTAGGTCGGTGTTCAACGCCTTGTCGGCAGGGTCGTAGCGCTTGCCTGTTGCTTCGGCCAGACCAACATATGCAGCCTTGAAGCCTTGGTATGCCTGCTCCCGCTGAGGTGTACCGGCGGGCATGGCAGTGCCAACCTGCCGCTCAAACTCAGCCTGCATGAGGTTGTCTTCGGGTATGGCAACAGACTTGTCTTTGAGGATCTTGCCGCCGGTCATCAGGGTTTTAGCCAGGTCGGTACCGTCCGCCGCTTTCAGCCCCTTGAACTGCGCCATGCCGGCGAGCAGCGTCAAAGGTTGTTCGGGTGCAATCGCCTTGATCGCAGCAGCGGCATCAGCGCCAGTCGGAGCACCGCCGCCCACGACAGAGAGCAGGCCCAGCTTGGTCGCATCATCAGCGCGCTCATAAACGGCTTTGATCGCCTCGAGTTCCTGCGTCTTGAAAGGCACGCGAGACACCTCCGGGCCATACTTCTTCTGGACCGCCTTGACCACGTCAAACCGCGCGGCGATCTGATCGCCCAATGCTTTACGGCCCTCTGGGGTGGTGATGCCTGCGAAATCCAGCGGCTCAACATCAGCTCCAGTGCGCTGCGCCGAAAACGACAATGGGTCCGTCTTCATCAGCTTGACGTTGTTGTCGATCGCGCTCTGCAACCTGGCAAGGTTGGCTTGCTCGGCAACGCTGCCACCGTTGGTAATCATCTGCTGCCGCTTCTGCTCAACGTACTGCTGCTGCGCCTCGATAGGCTGACGGAGCACGCCTTGCACTTCGTTCATCTGGTTGATGCGGTCTTTGAATTCACCAGCGGCCGAGGTGCCGGCCACCAACGATTGCCAGCGCTGCTGATCGGCCGGAGTCGGCGGTATGCCAGAAGCCGCTTGCCGGTCCATCTGCAGCAAGGCGCGTTCGGCTTTGTTCTCACGAATCTCGGCCTGCCGCTCGTTGTGCTCCTGAATTTGGTAGATCCGCCCAGTGATGGTGTTGAGCAGCTGATTGCGCTTGTCCGGATCCAGCTTGTTCGCGTAATACCCATCTTCGGCGGTGAGATCGTGCTGAACCTTCTGGAGCGTGCCGAGGTTGTCGCGGGACTCGATGACCCTTTGCGTTGCGTGCGTTGCCCAGTTGTTGTCCTTGAATTGCTGCTTGCGGTTTTGCCACTGCTCCCCGTATGCCAGGTGGCCGGCAACATCAAGCTCTTCGCCGTCGAGACGGGCATTGATCTGCTCAATATTGGCGCCCGGCATCGCGGCGTCCTTGCCCAGCACATCCATGCGCGAGGACAGGTCAGCGGCAGCAGCATCCTTACGAGCAGCGATCTTGATGGGCTGCAGGTTCTCGAATCCTTGATTCTGGAAGCGCTTGGCTGATTGCTGCACCTGCGCCGCCATTGTTGGATCGAGCCCTTGCGTAGCGACCGGGTCGAGCTTGGAGACAGCCGCATTGTAGGTGTCGTCGAGCTGGTCATAGCTGAGTTTCCCGGTCGCCACCTGCTCAGCCAAATCCCTGTTGATTCCACGAATAGCTGTCTCGTGGTCGAGCAAAGCGTTGCTGGCCTTGACCTTGGCAAGCGCATCATTCTCGCGCCCAGTCTGGTCCAGCACAGTGAGCCCGACACGCTGCAGGGCTTCACCGGTCTGCTGAGCTGCTCTGTCGCTGGCCGACGTGTCGAGCGTGATAACGCGGTTCTGACCCGTTTCAGGAAGGACACGCGAGACACCAGGGCTTATAGGGATGTGCGCCATCAGTCGTTCCCCCCTGGCTTCGAAACCGTGCCGTTTTTAGTCGCAGCCTTCCAGCCCAGATACGCAGTTGAAGCGCCACTCACCAGCGTCGAAAGCGCCTGACCATTCGCGGCAGATCGTGATTGCTGTCCATTCAGAGCGATGTTGCTCGCATCAACGTAGCCACGTTTCTTGGCGTTCTGGCCGTTGAAAATGGTCATGGCGGCGTCTTCTTCAGCGTTGCCGATGATGTCCTCGTTGATGTTGACTGCGGTACCGGCGCCGACTTCAACGCCAGAAGCAGCGAGAGAGGCATTCGCCTCGCTGGCCTGGCTGCGTGCAAGGCGACGGATTCGGTCGGCCTGAACCGTGGCGGCGCTCGCAGCGTCGTTTGCGTCGTTCTGCGCCTGCTCTGCCTGAGCGTCCGCGTTCAGGCTGGCCTGCTTGCCGGCCTGCTCAGTCGAATAAACCGAATAGGTGGTACCGATGATCGCGGCCGAGGCGGCAACGGCGGCAGTGTATCCAGACATGGTTATTCTCCGGTGATGACGACGTCGTCGTTGTACTGGCGGGACATCAGGGTGTCGGCCTCAAGGGTGAACTCGGCCTCAGCCTCTTCAACCGTCGAGGCCTGAGTCGCGAACGTCATGGTCATGTGGGTATCTGCGTGGGCAAGGAACGCCTGCTTGCGCCCCGCCATACCGGTCAGAACGTGATACCCCTGTAGGTCAAGCGTCTCGGCTCCGGTGAACACAGAGATGTGCCCGCTGATGATCAGAAGCGTGGGAATCCCGATCAGCGCGCCAGTGAGCATTACGCCCGCAGGGATGCGGATGGTTCGGGAGTACAGGCCGGCGTGGAAATGGTGCGTGGTTTGGATTGGCACCTGTTCGCGCGTAAGCAGTTCAGCCTCGAGCTTGCGGACCTTGTCGGCCTCGGCCTGACTCATGCCCGGCAAGGAAGGCGACAGCGGAAGAATGTCATTCATGGCAGCGCCCTCAGAAACACCTGGTTGGTTTCCCGATATCCAGTGCGCGGAAGAACGCTCGCTAAGCGGCCACCGACGGGGGCGCTGACCATCAGCGCTTTGGCCCCAAGGTCAGCCGCGAGCGACTCAGCTGCACGAAGCAGCTTTATCCCGGTACCGCCGCCTCTGGCCTCTGGCGCAACGAAGAAAGACTCCATGGCGCAGATGCGTCGGCCACCGTAATGCGGCAGCGCATACAGCAGCAGAGTCGCGAGCCCCACCAGTTCCGGAGCAAAGACGCCAATCACGTGCAATGCGCCGCCCGCCTCCATCTGCCGGTAGGTGTGAAAGTTGGCGCTGATGCCGCCGAACTCCGGAATGCTCGACTCCTTGCCGTACGCGAGGAGCAGCTCCGACAGCGCGCCAGCCTTCTCGATCTCGGCGACCGAGCATTTCCTGATGATCATTTTTGCAGCCATGGTCAGAGCTCCTTACTGAAAAACAGCCCGGCATCTGCGAAGCCCATGCTGCGGTAGAAACTGGCGGTACCGGTGACGCTGATCCCGGTGGTGATTCCGATCTGGATGCTCTTGGCCCCCTGGATACGCGCCCACTCCATGAAGGCTGTGAGCAGCTTGGCGGCAGTGATGCCGCTGCGTGTCTTGGGGTCGAGAAAAAACGAGTAGTCGTAGGCCAGCAGATCGTTCGAAAACCATTGCTCAGTGATGGCGCCGGCGAAACCGCCGACGACCTGGCCGCCTATCTCGGCCACGAAGATGACGCCCGCACCATCGATGAGCGTGTGAAGGAAGGCGGCAGCCTTCGCCGGGATCATTTCAAGATCCGCGTAGGTGCTGGATTGATGAAGCATCGTGCCGAGCTCAATCAGGCGCGGTACATCGTCGTGGTTTGCTGGCCGGATCATGGGCACCTCAGTCGTTGACGGTGAATTTCTTGATGACGTTGAGCAGGTGGAATGGCAAAGGCTGGTCCTGCTCGATTGTCAGCATTGCCTCGCCCCGGTCCCAGCCGAGGTTTTCCACACGGTGAACGCCGGTGAAGGGCGGGATGGCCTGATCAAGCACGTTCGCGCCCATCTGGCGGAAAGTGACGACCTGCCCGTTGATCTTGCAGCCGACCGTCTCAAGGAATCGCAGCGTCACCTCGCTGATACGCATGCTGTTGCCTTGCGCGCTGCCGGTGCCGCCTTGGATTTCCGGCGTCAGAGTCACGACAGTGGTTTTGTAGTGCAGGCCGATCTGAACGGCGAAGGCCTTGCGCGACAAGCTCACCTTGCCGCCTGTCACAACCATCGGTTGCATGGGCACGCCGTCGGCGACGATGTCCACGGTCTTGCCTTCCAGGTGATCGAGGCCGCTCCACACGTCAGAACCAGCCACGCTGGTCGCGTTGATTCCAGAGTCGACCTGAGTGTTTGCCGCGAACCGTTCGATGTAACGAACGTTCTGCCCATTGATATTGCGGCGGACAACGCACCAGACCTGATCGCCATCGGCAGAAGGAATGGACGCAACGGACTCGAACGCCCCGTCGGTGATTTGCCGGGCCCATCCAATGACGTCCTGATCCCGATCGATAGTCATCGTCGCCATGACGCCGTCAGCGCGCGGCATGAAGAGGATCGATTCAGGCTCCTGCTGAAAGGCCATATCAACGATCCCTGACTTGGTGGCGTGCTCGGAAAGCACGGACATATCAGGCGAGCCGTAGCTGTCGGAGTCGTACTTGTAGGCCATGGCGCGCAACTTGCGGCCAGATCGCTGCATGAAATACAGCTCGTTGCCGATCCGCACTGGCCGGACCCTGCTGCAGCCGTAGACCGAAGGGTTCTTCGTCTGGATGTTGGTCGGGGTGATCGGCTTCTCGACACCGCCGCTCATCGTGAACTCGCCCCCATAGGTCAGCGGAATCAGCGCGTTGATTTGAGCCATGTGCAGAATCGGGTTGATCTGGTCCGAAGAGAGGTTGAACGACAGCGCGTCGTCGTCCTTGGTGCCCAGTTCGAAGTTGAGGTATTCCCCAGTGCGCGACTCCCACACCGTCTGTGGGTAGTTCGGAGAACCGGCTACAGCCAGGCGCTGCTGATACAGCGTGCCGCTGCTCGGATAACCATCAATGTCGTTCCACACCGAGGCTTCAAGCGACCATGCGTTAGCTGGTGAAGCAGTAGCCGATGTCGGCGCCGATCGAATGGTCCCGGTAGCCACCGTTGTGCTCGAAACCGCCGTTATCTCCAGCAGTCCGCCGTTGATCTTGACGAACTTGCCGACGTCGCTTGAGGCGTGCCAGCCGGCGGCACCCAAGGTCATGCTCACTGACGCGCCGACGGGCGTGAAGGCGCTGAGGGTATTGGTCGTTTGAGGCGAGCCCTTGATTGACCAGGTCGGCCGACTCACCCCCGAGAAAGCGTTCAACACTTCCACAGTCGCAACGGTAGCGCTGGCCACGGCCGTAATGCGCGCAACGCCGGCGCCGGACCACACTTCGCGGCCAACGTCTGCTGCCAGAAATGCGGACTCCGATGCGGTGATCGTCCGGCCGGTACCGACAGTGGGGTCGCTGATCGCGAGGCTTGTGAGGAAATCTATGCCCTTCTCGTCGAATGGCTTGGTCACAAACGGCGCCGGCGCAATGCTCCACTCTGTGTTCGTGATGCGGCGAAGACGGCCGATAGGCTTCTTCTGGTGGAAGATGAACATCGTGTCGGCGCCCTGCACGTACTCCATGCTGGAGAGCATGGTCTGATCGTAGGGCGTCACCAGTTCGACACCTGTGTAGGTGCCGTCCGGGAAGAACACACGCAGATACAGGTCGCCAAACTCGACCATGAAGGCCTGGTCTGTGTTGAACACATACGGGATCAAGCGCACGCGGCGGTCTGGATATTTGGCAGGCGCACACAGCAGCGTGCCGTATCTGCGGACGGCACCGCCGTGCACAACCGGCCAGGCGTTCTCGACCGTCTTGGCGCCGTTCTGGTATCGCGCGATATCCACTCGGCCGTACATGCGTGGTGAGAGTTCACCGGCTGTGAAGTTCGTCTGTACCAGAGTCAGCTTTGCCATGAATTGCGCCCCAAGAACCGGGATGCGTACAGGCGCTCATCACCAAGCGTCTGCGGTGGATCCTCTTGGCCATCGATCGATCGTGCGCGCTTCTTCGCCATTTCCAACTTCTGCTCCATGTTGGACTGCGCAGCAGCTGACTGAGTGATCGGGAAAGCCATGGCCGCGGCCATCGACAACGTAAGAAGCATCACCAGCGATGCGTCCCAAGTGTTTTCTACCTCGTTCTGAAACACGTACTTGAGCTCCAGAATCGTCGTGTTCGCGAGGATTGAGCGCCCCTCGACCAGGTAATCGATCTGCACACCGCCCTCAGTGACGTCCAACACTCGGAGGAAATCGGCTGGCAGCTCGAATTTCTGCGCGTAGCCGAACGCGGGCGGGATGGCGTCCGGGGCCAGAACCGCGCGCTTGATGGTGCAGTTCCAAGGGTGATTGCGCAGAAGGTCATCCCGAACGGTCGGGTACAGGTTTGCCGCCAGCTTTGCGCGGTCGACGCCTTCGTCAAAGTCGTTGATGGTTTGCGCGCCCAGCATCAGCAGCGCGTTGGAGCAGATCGAAACACCGGTTGCCATTGCCATCCCCACAACCTCCAGAAATAAAAACCGGGGCACATGGCCCCGGCGTACAACAAGCCATCCTTGGCAGCCCGAAAGTCAGTTCTGCCCGGCGTAATGCGCTACCAGGGTGATGACTTGGCCGGGCTGCAGCGCCGCGCCAGCCACCGTCGAGAACAGCTCACTCTGATCCGTAGCCAGACCCTGCTGGGCGACGGTGACGTCGAACAGCGCGCCGTTAGCAAACTGCGCGTCTGCCGTGGCGCTGCCAGCCGCAGCCACAGAAGTGGCGGCGAGATAGCGCGCGGGCGACACCGCATCGCCGAGAGTGATAGTCGAAGACGCTGCGCCGCCGCCGAAGTACAGGCGGGTGCCCGGCATCAGGCGGCCACCGAGCGGCAGCAGGCCCCACGAGATTTTGTCGCCGATGGCAATGCCGCCGGCAGGAACAGTGATGGTGCTGATGAGCACCTGAACATCGGCGCCTTGCAGGTTGGGTTTCACCAACTGCTGAGGCAGTGCCGCGCGAGCGGCGGATACAGAAGCGTTTACGGTTGCCATGGTTAAACTCCTAAGCCGGGAAAGAGAGAAAGCCGAAGCCGCTTACGCGGCCTCGGTTACTGCGATTTCCACAACCTTTTCTTCCTCGGTGCGCACTGCGCCGATGGATTGCTTGGCGTAGATCCGCACGTTGAAGCCCTTGCCTGGGTCCTCACCTACCTTGGTGGTGATGTCCTGACCCTTGCCCAGCGTTACGCCGGATTTGGCCCACGCGTACAGCTTGCGGGTTGCACCGTCGTACGGCGTGCGCTCGGATGGAATCCAGGTGAAGCCCATCCAACGCCCTTCCACATCGCCCTCTTCCAAGAACTTGCCGGCGAGATAGTCGGCGCTGGTCAGGGTGGTGTCGGCGAGGATGTCGGCCGCAGCCTGTGCGGTGTAGGTGATGAACAGCTCTTCGCCGTTGTGGTTGTCCGCTTCGTTGCGACGGAACAGCTTGCGGGCCTGAATGATCTTGGCCTTGGTCAAGCCGGTACCGCCCACAGCGATCTTCTGGGTAGTCGGCAGGATGATGTTCCCGGTGGTGGCGCGGGAGTTGCCGCCCATCGAGGCGATGATCACGTCATCTTTCGCGCGGTTGAGCGCCGCAACCATGGCTTTCACGTAGTCCGAGGTTGGGTCGACCAGCATGCGGATCTTGTCCTGGTCGTCGATCATGTCGCCGTCATCCCAGTCGAACAGGTCCACAAAGCGCGTGCTGTGTGGTTGATCGTTGATTGGGGTATCAGCGTGACGCTGCGTGCGACGGGTCGCGGTGCGCTGGCCGAGACGGTTAACCGACTTGGACATACCGACGATGTTCGGCTCGATGGTTACGCGGTTCTCGAACCGGGAAGTCATTTGCTGCGCGAGGTGACGGAAGTTGTCAGCGAACTGCTGGACAAAGGCCTCGGTGATCTGTTGTGACATAGGATGCACTCCAATGCAGATAGTTGATTGCCTTCCGGGTGTCCACTGCGTGGGCCGGGATTCCTGGCGTGCATCGGCTTTGCTGCGCCTCGGGGCTTTCTGGGTATCTGCGTGCCACCGCAGGCCAGCCCATTGCTGGGATGCCTGCGATGTTTGTGCATGGGGGGTGTCGGTTTCCCGACTATTTGAGGCGAGAGGGCTTGTAACGGTTGTTGTACATGTCGTTGAGCTGCTGGCGCAGGCCTGCAAGCTTCGGATCGCCAGCAGGCAGGCTTTGGATCTGCTGACGCAACTCCGCAGTCTTGACGGCAAAATCACCATCGCTGACGCCGCCGCCGTTGATGGCCGTGTCTTCTCGCAGCTCCCGGCCGATGTTGGCCGCGAATGCGATGAAGTCGGGGTCGTTGCCGTATTTGGCGGTGAGCGCCTCGAAGTTGCCAGGCTTCCCGGGTTCGCTGGCGAATGCTTGGACGGCGCTGTACGAAGCCTGCACATTGCTGCGCATCGACTGGTCATCGGTCCACACCGACTTCAACGCGGCGGTGCAGTCCTCTTGGCTCAGCGTCTGACTGCCCTCAACCAGACCAGGTACAGCATTGTGGAAAGCGTCGACCACAAAGGCCAACTGCTGGTTGGTAAGGCCAGCAGCGTGCGCACCCTTGATGAACTCCGCGCCCTGCGGATCTGCCTTGAATTCATCCCATGTGACACCCTCGACCTTGAGCTCTGGCGCGTACTCGTCAGCACTCTTGGGCGGCGCATCCCCTGAGCCCAGGCGGGTCTCAAGGTGTTTGTAGGCTTCGGCAACCTTGCGTGACGAGGCTTCAAGATCAAGGGTGCCATCCTCCTTGTTGGTGCGGTACTTCTCGGGGATGTATTCGGCGCCTTGGGCGCCAGCGAGCACAGAGCCTGCGGGCGGTGCGGCAGGGGGAGCGGCTGGTGGTTCAGCGCCACCGCCACCGGCGCCGGGTTCACCTTCCATCATGTAATGGCCGAGCATGCGGTGCACAAACGAATTCATGTTCATTCCTCTTCGGGTTGGTCTTGCACGCCGTTGGCGCGGTTGATGCGGAGCACGATGTGGTCGAGCACATCGCGGTGCCCGGCCTGCATGTAGGTTTTGAGAATGGCGTCAATGCCGCCGGTGGTGACTGCGTTGCGGGCGAAGCGCTGAATCAGGGTCTCCAGCACCAAGCGCCCTTCGTGGTGCTCTTCGAATACGCGCTTGAACATCGCGTCGACTTGTTCCGGGGTCATGCTGCGGCACCTGGTGTTTGTTTGAGGGCGGCCTGCCCGGCCATCTGCGCCATAGCTGCCTGTTGCTCAGCCTGCTGCTGGGCCTGCTGTTGCTCGGCACGCTGCTGCCTGAGCTGATCACGCGCCGCCTCAGTGCGCATGATGTCGCCGGGCACGCTCAAGGCCTCGCCCGCGAAGCGCGCTGCGGCGTCGAAGTCGATATTGTCGAGTACGTCCGGCTTGGCCTGCGCCACGACGAGCTGGCTTTCGACGAGTTGGTTGATCGCGGTGACCTGCTCCAGCTTCTGAGAGCGCGCCAGCGGACTGAGGTAACGCACTGTGAAGTTGCGGCCAGCCAATGACTCAGGCGCCTGCCCCAAGATCCCGGCGCGATAAGCGATACCGAAGCAGCGCTCGATCAGGGGTTGCAGGTACTCGGCCTGCAAGCGGCCATAGACCGGGCCAAGCAGTTGGCGGATCAAGGCGACACGCACGTGCACCTCGGTTGCCGTCATGGCGGGGCCGTCCTGCGCCTGGAGCTGGTCGGCCATCAGCGTCTTGCGGATGGCGCCCTGCAGGCGGGCAATCTTCGTCTCGGCATAGTTGAAGTCGGAGCCGGTCAGCAGCGGCTTCATGCTGTCGACGCTGTTGGCGATGATGATCTTGCGCGGGCCGACCTTGACTGTTCGCGGGTTGAGGACGCCGTCGTCCTCGGCAATCCACATGCCAGCGATAGCCAGATCGCCAGCGGCCAAGTCCATGCGGCACAATTCGTTCAGGGTCTTGGCATCAGGCAGGGCATCGAGCACCGGTCCAACGGCGTAGACGCTGTCAGGGATCAGCATCCAGCGGGGCACAACGACTGGCATTTCGTGATAGCCAGACTCGCTGACGATCTTCTTCTGATCCACCTCGACTTTGCAGGACGCGACAGGCATGTTCTTGGCAAGCTTGGCGCCCACCATGTACGTGCTGCGCGGGTAGATGGCGTGCACGAACTTGACCTTTTCCTGCGGCTTGTCCCTCGCCAGCTTCGCGGTCTGCACGCTCACGTTGCCTTCGCCGAACTCCTTTACCGCCTGTTCAGCGGTCAGCATGTACTCGCGATACACGGTGTCGATCTTGCCGCCGGCAACCGATGTCGAGCAGTACACGCTTGCAATCGGCCAGAGGTCGAAGGTGTAACCGCCCTGCTCCCGGTTTGAGTCGATGTACAGGGCGAACCACCCAGCGCACACAACGTCGATCAGCCCTTCAAACGCGGCTGCATCGAAGTTCGCGGCGTGTATGTTCTGCCAGAGGATGTCGGCCGAGTCGTCCAGCCACCGCCGTTCTTCCTCGGTTTCCTCGCCCACGTCCATGTTGAACCAGAGCGAGTTGGCTGGAGTCATGCCGCCCATGATGCTGGACGACAGAATGCGCGCTGCATCAGTGAGCGTGCCGTCGACGAGCCTGGCCTTACGGTTCAGCACCTCCTGCGCGTCCAGCATCTCGCCGTTGAAGCCACCGCCACGGATCGGATAGCTGTAATCGAAGCAGTCGCGCCAGACCTGCTCATGAGGCGAGCGCAACGATTTCAGCGTGCTCAGGGTTTTGCAGATCTGGTCAGGGGTCATGATCCGAGGGTGCTCTTACCTTGGTCGAGTACGGAGCCAGCAGCGCCCGCGCTCGACAGCAGGGAGCTATCTGCCTTGCGCTTCTTCCGGACGGCGGTTTCTTCGTTGGCAGCTTTTGCGGCCGCATCTGCGGCCTTCTGAGCTGTCACTGCTGGGTCTTCGGTCTTCACGACCTTCGGTTTGCTCGGCTTGTGGCCCATAGCAGTCAGTCCTTTTTCGCTGGGGGTTCAGGGCACAGCCAGCCGTGTTCGGTCATCACCGCCTGTTTGAGCTTGGTGGCGTCGACGTCGTCTGCGGCAACCGCGCGCGCCGGCTCTTGCTGAGCGTCGGCGGTGGCGTCTGGCTTGAAGTAAGGCTCGCCACCAGCGTTCAAGCGGTCTGCTTCGGCCTTGGCTGCTTCCTTGTCACCCACGAAATCACCGACCCGCTTGGATTCAGCGTCCGTGGTAACGACCCACCAGCGGCCGCCGGCACTGTGCTTGGCCGCGTACAGCGGTGCCTGAGCGTCGGCGGTGGCGCCTTCATTGGCGTTGGGGTTGCCGCCACTGGCCTGGCTTACGGCGGTGGCAAGTGGCGATGTGTTGGTGACTGGTTCGCCTGGGGTTTGCGGTTTCAGGTCTGGCGTTGACATGGCTTGTTCTCCAGCAGGTGCAAGAAACCCAGCGCGGGGCTGGGCTCAGTTGAGTTACTCGGCGGGGGCGGCGTCGATCGCCGACGCTTCCGGATCAGGCTCAGAAGCAGACGGCGCAGGTGTCTTCAGCAGCTCTTTGGCGTAGCTCACCATGTCCTGCACCAGGCTGTTGACGGAGTCCTGAACGCTAGGCAGGTTGGCCGCGGCGGCGTTCCTGATCAGTTCGCCCGTTGCAGCGGTCAGAGACATAGCGCGATCGAAGTCATATGGATCTACGGTACGTGCTGGCATTGGTTGGCCCTCGGCTTAATTGGGTGCATCAGCGAGGGCTCAGCATCGGAGAGTTGAGGTGTCGGATTCCCGACTATTTGGCAGGGGCGCAGGTCGTACGGACGTAATCCTGCAGAGCGGTCAAGGCTCGGATGGCGTCGTCGCCGTCGTTGGCGATTCGGACAATTCGCTCTCCAGTCGCTGGGTCAATGTCGGCTCGCGCTTCTGCATGGTCCATGCTGGCGGCGCCTGCGCTGGCTCGCACTGCGGGGCAGGTAGCCTTGACGGACAGCCGGCGATCGCCAGCGGCGACAGCAGCACGCAGATCAGCATTGGTTTTGTTCGCACGTTCGCGTTCCTCGGTGTGTTCGGTGTCGAGCTGGGCCAGCAGCTTCTGGGTGTTGCGGCGGGAGTTGGCAGCGTTGGTCAGCGTGGTGACGCTGTCTTCCGCAGCGGTCAGGGCCGTGGTGACGTGGTCGATGCGCCAGAGAGCGAGCAGCAGGCCGACCAACAGAACACCGCAAGCGGCTGCAAGGATCTTCATTGCGCTGCACCTTCCAGGCAGACGCGCATCTCGTCGTTACGGCGATTGGTCAGGCCTTGAACGACCTTGCCACCTGCTTTGTTCCAGCGAGGGAGCTCCTTGCACGCACCGATGCGGTCGCCGGCATTGAGCTTGCGCTGCAGCGTCGAGCCGCAGACCACGGACGGCCCAAGGTTGTAGCCGGCGGACACGTACGCGCCGCGCTCCTTGGCGCTGATCGGCGTGCTGATGCAGCGATCGATGTACGCGTTCGCAACCTGCAGCTCGACAGCCAGGCTCTGATCACACTGGGCGCCGGTGTACTGAGCGCCGGGCTTTACGCCACGCGTAATGCCGTCACATGCAGTCCAGACGCCGACGATGTCCTGATAGGCCTCGTAACGTTTGCCGTCCGGTGTGGTGATCGCTGTCTGCTCGCGCCCTTCCCACTGAGAAACCAGGCCAATCGCGGCCGCCAGTGCTGCGCCCAGCAGAGCGCCGCCTGCCTTCTGGTTACGGCTTGCCATTGATGTTTCTCACTTTGGGCTGATAGACGAACCGCGCAACCAGTGCGATGACCAGGGCGGCGCGGTAGATGATCAGATCGGTGGCGGTGGGTTCGTAGTGCATGAACAACTGAACGGCGTCAGGCAGGAACTGGAGCAGGAACAGAGCCTGCACACTGGTTAGGCGCCAGGCTGTGCGCCATTCGGGGATCAGCTTCATGATCCGAGCCCCTTAGCGATGATCGGCCAGACCTTGTCGAACATCACCATGAACACCGCGGCACCGCCGAGCCCATAGGTCACCTTCGTGGCGATCTTCTGGAGCGTGACGTTGATCTGGCTGATGCCCTGCTCCATGTCATCAAGCTTTTCGTTCTGGTGGGTCATCTGCTGTTCGAGCTTGGTCAGGCGCTCAGGCGAGTGCTGATGGCGCCGGTCCCATTCGTCGAGGCGGTGTTTGACGACCTTCATGTCTTGCTCAAGGGCGCCGGTTCGCTCGCCGATGTTGCGGCCTGACTCGGCCCGGTGCTCTGGATTCTGCATGTACGCTTCCCACCAATGAAAAACCCCGCACTGGGCGGGGTCGGATATTCGACTGGGGGAAGGATCAGGCTGGCGGCCTGTCGGAATCCCGACTATTTCAGGCTGATAACCTCACACTTTCGAGTGATAAGCCCACCAGTCACTGGGCGTGACCATGGGCAATTGGGTTCTGTCCTTGCCGGTGATCTCACACCAGAGCAGCACAAGGCGGTCGCCCTCGGTGTATCGAGGCTCTGCGCCCTGCTTCCAGCCAATCAACGTGGTGCGCGCAACCCCGACAGCATCAGCAACCGACTGCGACGAGTAGCCCGCACGCGACAAACCGGTGATCACCTGAAACCAATCGACGTATAGGGGCTGCACTGCTGCCATCGTCAGGCCACCCGCAGGTATTTCGGCACGTTTACCTCGAT